AGTTCGCCCGTGAATTGAAACCCGATGTCATAATTTGCCTGGGAGACTGGGTGAATATGGATTCCCTATCCCATTTTGACAGAGGTAAAAAAGCTTTTGAAGGAAGGAGATATAATAAGGAAATAGAACATGCGGAAGAGGCATTGGATAACTTTAGTCACTATCTGTACACGAAAAAACCCAGAAAAGTTATGTTAGGAGGAAATCATGAATATCGTATTACGAAATTTGTAAATGATAATCCAGAACTAGAGGGAAAATTAAGTGTTCAGGATATTCCATTTAAAGCATACGGATGGGAGTATCATGATTATGAAATTCCTGTGGAAATTGATGGTGTACTATATTGCCATCATTTTGCTAGTGGTATATTGGGAAGACCTATAAGTGGTGATAACATAGCTTCGGGGTTACTGAAAAAGAACCATCAGTCAACAACAGCAGGACATTCGCATTTATTTGACTATGCCGTTCGTTCCATGATAAATGGCAAAAAATTAATGGGATTGAATGCAGGATGTTACTTGAATCATAAGGAATCATTTGCAAAAGGAACACAACATCTGTGGACTAGTGGTCTTGTTGTTAAAAGAAATGTTAATAAAGGAGAATATGACTTGCAAACAATTAATATTAAGGAGTTGAAAAAAAGATATGGATGAGTATAAAGATTATAAATTAAGAGGAAAAGTTCATGCACCATTCAGTCCATTTATAATGGAATTTGATATGCCCACGCCTTATGTAGACATGTTAAATGTATATGGGGATAAGATATCTGCTAGTGATAAAAAATCAAAGCAATTAGATTGGTCAGATAATCTTGTAGGTAACGTTAAACAAGAACATAAAATTGAAGACCATATATGGCATCAAAAACCTCATGAAACGTTGCCTACATTTTTTAATTGGGTAGGGCATTGTACTAATATGTATGTTCGAACAAAACTGAATGCTGATGGTGATGCTTTGGATAAGGAAAAAGCTGAACAAGGAATTAAAAAAGTTATGTTGCATAATAGTTGGCTTGTTAATTCCATAGCCGGTGATTTTAATCCTCCTCATATGCACTATGGAATGCTTTCAGCTGCGGGTTGGCTTAAGATGCCATCATCCGTTGAAAAAGATGAGGAACGAGAACATGCAGGATGGATTGAATTTATATATGGAACACCTGTAATGTTTATTGATCCTAAGTATCCTGTAAAACCTGCAGTAGGAAAAATATATGTATTTCCAGCTTGGTTATTGCATGAAGTGTATCCTTTTAGAGGTGAAGGTTTAAGAAGAACGATATCATTTAATTTAAGTTTTGAGATGTAATATGGAAAAGACAAAAGAATATTTAGAAAAAGCCAATGCATTAATTGCAGGAGACAGAGAAAAAGATTATGGAGACAAGGTTCATAATCATAACAATATTGCCAGGTTATGGTCAGCGTATTTAGGCACAGAAATTACAGCACATGATGTTGCTGTAATGATGGTGTTATTAAAAATAGCTAGAACAAAACTTGGAGAAATTAGCGAAGATACTTATATAGATATGTCTGCATACAGTGCCATAGCAGGTGAGATAAAGTTCAAGGAACCTAAAAAAGAATCAGAAGGAGAGCGAAGAGGAAGAGAAACATTGGAGTATATTCAAAAATTAAATAAAAAAACACAAGGAGAAAAAAGTGGAACATAATTTTATTATTACAGACAAACAACTACAAACTATACTACGATATCTATTTACAAAACCATATCAGGAAGTGGCGACATCCATACAAATTTTAGGAGCATTGCCAAAGCTTGACCCAAAGATAAGCCCTAATTTTGTCAAAGCTCCGGACAAAAAAAATGACACCAAGTCCTAAAAAAAATGAAGCCATTCTTTTCAGTACTACAGTGTCAATTAATAATGGGGGAAAATTAGTCACAAGGCACGATTCATTGCCTATGTTCATAAAATTACCCGATGGTCGTGAGGTATCCTTGCAAGAATTTTTAAAAAAACGTTTAGTTGGTGATTATTATGCCAATGTTATCTGTGCTATTGTCCGTCATTGCAATTCTGATTCCCATTATTTTGATGAGCAATTAAACGGGCTTTTGAACAGCCTCTGACTGTGTCATCAATCCATTATTTTGTTCTACTATAGTTCCATTAGGAGCTATCGGAGATAATTTAGTCATTGCCATGGCATCATGCATAGGCGTAGGAATCTTTATCTCTTCCGGGGGAATTGGGGGTGGGGCTGTTGGTTGTACGGGAGGGGTTGTATCTTCTGTTTTTAAAGGTGTTTGAGGAACTTGTTCTCGTTCTGCCATAAGGGCTGTTGTTAATGGTTTTTTATCAGCACTAACCATTCCTGCCATGCTTCCAAATTCATTTAAAAGCTGGCTAAAATGCACATCCTTCATGGTACTTATTAAATCTCGTATCATTCCCGATCGTGTAACATTTCCTTCCATTCCACTAGTTGGAATTTCTCCTACGCTTTCAGTTTGCAGTTGATTTGTTAGTTGTTCCGTTACTGGTAGTGCCATTAGTCCTCCTTTATAAAAAATTGTTTTGAAATATTTAAAGCTGCATCTTTTACACTAATTTTTGCTGCGTCATAACCCAGCATATCTTTTGATGTATCAATCCAAGGTAAATTAGGACTTTGCATTAATCCTTGCTTTAGTCTTTCTTCTTGTTCTTTAATCATATTAAAAGAAGCTTGTTCAACAGAATCCTCTGTAGGAGTATCACTCTTTTTACCCTTTTTTGCGTCTAATTCATTGGCTCTATTGGTAACTTCTTTTCGTAATTTATTATTATGTATATCTTGATTATCAAATTCAAAACTACTTATGGTATCAAAAGTTTCATGTAGTTCTGTGCTAATAGGATTAAGTACAGTCCATATTAAATGTTGATGGGCGTTTCTTTTATCCCATTCTGGGCTTCCATAATTGTATGTTCCGAATCGTTGGGCTGCTGAATTCATTGCAAAACTTGCAGTTTTATCCATGAGTCCTGTAAATTTTGCAGGTATATTTTTTTTTAAATCTTCAGGAACATCTTTATAAAAATCTGCCATTAGTTAGCCAAAGGATTATTTGCTTTCAATTTAATTTCCTCTATCATGGCATCCTGTACCTGGTTTTCCTTTTGGATAATTGCTATTGCTTTCTCCAGTTTCTGCAATGCTTCTTGAAGTGGCTTTAAGTTAACTGCTTTGGGTATTGTCGCCATTACTCTAACCAATTCTTCACTCACCTTTGCAATTTCCTTGTATACAGGTGATAAATTTGTTTCTTTAGGTATATTTAAATCTTCTATTTGCTTTTTAACAGCTACAAATTCCTTAAGAACCCAAGTCATATCTTGAGGCTTAATCCTGTCGCTAACCTTTTCAATTCTATCTATCAGGTCTATTTTAGCTGTATTTAAATCACTAGTTACTTCCTTTAGTCCACTTTTAAGTGGGGATAAGTTAACAGGAGGCTCATCTTCTATTGCAGAAAGGCGTGTATTGAACTCCCCCCATGCATAAAATCCTCCGCCTATGGCAGAAATTACGCCTATAAGTGCTGCATAGGTACTAAGTTTATCAATAATTTTCATTTATCCTCCTGTTGTAATCTTAAAATATCTTCTATTTGTTCTATATCTTCATAGATTCCATGCTGAAAATCTTCATTTTCATCATAAAGATTTCTGGATGGTAGAGGCCAATCAAAAAATTCTTCTTGTTTTACTGAATACACCTTATCAAAACGATTTGAAGTAAATTTTGTTCTTAGCCATTCTTTTGCTCTTTCATCATCATGGTATTTTATATCCATAAATCTATTTAAAATTTCTTCGTATCTACCTCCTATATCTATACCATATTTTTCTGACATCATCTTTCTTTTTTTTTGAATTACTTTTGTTAAAGTAGGGTCATCATCGAAAGCTTTATGTCTAAATTCATGTAAAACTGTTAATATTCCCTCTGGTGCATTCCAAGGTTTAGACATATAAATAGCTTTATTTTTTTCTTCTAATCGTGGGCTAATTTTTATAATATGACTATAGATTTTGTCATATGTATCAGAAATAGGTGAGTCAAGACTTTTTAAATCAGGAATATATGTACCTGATACATTTAGCCAATCTCTCTCACTTTGTACTACATCTTGTACATTATAAGCGTAATTAGCAATAGGGTCTTTTTGTTTTTTATCAAATAGCTCTTGAAGAAATTGATAGTTTCTTTCATCTGATAATGGATGTGGGGAACTGGCATCATATAACTGAATAGGTTCTAATGCCCTGTCAGTTTGTGTGTTTATATCATTCGCCATTTTTTAATACTTCCAATTCCAATTTTAATCTATTTGTTTTCTCTTGTGCGTTGTATAGTTTCACCCTGTGTACTTCCACCGGGTCGTTCTGTGTATAACTAGCTAAAGTTATGTTCGTATAAATGTCTTTGGCATAAACGCCTAAATCAATTTGATTGAATAAATCTAGATTAGCATCAGTATAAATATCCTTTGACTTATAAAATTGCATTTTCTTGTAGGCGTTCAATGCTGTATTATTCTTAAAAAATATATCCTCTTTTGATAAGTTTTGAGTATTGACTTTTGTTACCTTCGCTAT